CTCAATGCTTGGCACCGCAACGCCTTCCGGTACAGCGACCCCATACATCTGGGACTACGACTGGTCAATGACCGCAAGCAACTCTCCGAAGTCCTACACGCTTGTCGCAACAGATGGCTTGCAGCAATACGCCATCAACTATTGCTTGGCTGAGTCCCTCACTATCGCCGCTGATCGAAGCGGCTTGACGAACCTCAGCGCCTCTTTGTTCGCACAAGATGTTGCGAAGAACAGCGCAACGCTTGCAGAGACCACGCCAACCTCAGCGTTTATGGCTGGGCGACTCTGGACCGCGTATCAGAGCGGCACAGTCTTCCCTGGAACGGCCGCAGGGACGGCATACAACTACCTGCTGGACTTCTCGCTGGACTTCAATGCTGGCTTGATGAAGCAGGCGTACCTCGCTGGCACGACCGTCTTCAGCACGCACGCTGAGTCGGCACCATTCACCGGCACACTCACGATGACCGTGAGCAGCACCGCTTCAGCGGTGAGCGTCTGGTACGACGCTTACAAGGCAGCGACGCCAGTCGGCGTTCGGCTTGCCTGGAGCGACGGCACACGAACGGCGAACATTATGGCGATGATCGTGCCGACCGAAGTGCAGCAGATGGCTGGCGCCGAAGACGGCCTGACCACGATGGCAGTCACCGGCACGCTGGTCTACGACCCGACCAGCGCCAAGAGTCTCAGGATCATTGTAGGGAGCGACCTCGCAGCCCTGCCATAAGTTAGAGAGAGTAGGAGGAGCAAATGGCATACCGCACACTGGAAGTCGCACTGACAGAAGCACCCTTTGAGGGATGGACCGCAACGATGCGCGCCGAAGGAATCTCTGCTCGCATCTTCATTGAACTCTCAAGCGGTTCAGTAGAGCGCCAGATGGAAGCCCTCGCCAAGTTGGTAACGAAGCACAACTTCAAGGACTCAGACGGCGTGCCGGTTGATGACATCCTTGAGGCTCCGATGGATGCGCTCGGCGCACTGATCGGCAAGTGGGGGACTGAAGTCACAGCACTCCCCCCTCGGTAAGGCTAGACGCGCAGCGGCTCGCGGCTGGTCGTTCATTGGTGCCGCACCCGCTCATCGCAGCGCACCTCATCGGTGAGAAGTTCGGCATCCCGCCACACCAAGTTCTAGAATGGGACGCAGGAGACTTCAACCGTACACTGATGCTGATGAACGACCTTCAGCCAAAGGAGCGATAGATGGCCGCACGATCCGCTGACAGGATTGTCCTGAACTACGAGCCAAGCCAAGCCATCCTCAACCTTGAGTACGGTCTGCTGCAAGGCAACAACCCCGCTGCGTTCAAGCGCCTCCTCTCGCTTGCCTCGCTCAACTCGGTTCGCACGATGGTCAATCCGATGCGTGCTGAGGCGCCAGTCGGCAAGACCACCTCAACTCCAGGTCGCCTTCGCAAGTCGGTCACAGCTCGGCGAGGTCGCTATCAGATCGCTTCAGGGGTGGTCGGACCGCGTGCTGGGCGTAATCGAGCAGGTGCCAGTGGCGGTGCGTGGTACCGCTGGTTCGTCACGAGCGGTATTAGTGGAGTGCGGCAAACCAAGAGCGGCCCCAAGGCTGTGAAGGTTGTGCCTGCAAATCCCTTTGTAATGCGTATTGCAAACAACCCAACGCATCAGGCGCGTGCGATGGAGGCGTTCAGCAAGACGATTGAGTCATACTTCAACAACGAAGCGTTCCGCAACACCATCCTGCGATTCAAGCGAGGGAGATAAATGGCAAGCCAAGACAAGGCAGCAACCTTCTCAGTCGTCGCTAAGGATGCGGCTTCTTCTGTGCTGCGCGGTGTCGGCAAGGAGATGGGTCGCCTCGGCAAGACTGGCGGCGCTGTCTTCAAGGCACTTGCGGTTACGGCCGCAGCCGTCTCTGCTGCCATTGGACTTGCCGCAGCCGCCACTGCAAAGTTGGCAAGAATGGCAATCACTTCGGCTATTGCTGATGATGCCGAGCAGCAGAAACTTATTGCCACCCTTACAGCGCGCGGTCTTACTACTGAGCAGGCAACCAAACGCGTCAATGAACTGATTGCTGCTGGACAGAAACTTGCCTTCACTGATTCAGAGACGCGCGCTGGTATTGGGATTGCGAGCCAATACACGGCGAACTACGCCAAGCAAACAAAGATTCTTACTGCCGCACAGAACCTTGCGCGCGCACGCAACATCAGCCTTGAGGCTGCAACGAAACTTGTTGGCAAGGCATACAACGGTAACGGCGGCGCGCTCAAGGCGTATGGCATTGAACTCAAGAAGAATATCTCGTGGGAAGACAAGAAGGTCACATACGACAAAGAGGGCTATCGCCAGGTCACGAAGACCAATAAGTCACGCACCGAGACGATCAAGGGTCTTGAGGCGGTCAGGCTCATTCAGGAGAAGAACGCTGGAGTTGCCAAGACATACGCACAGACTTTCGCTGGGCAGTTCGCAATCATCCGCGATTCGATCAACGAGACTGTGGAATCACTTGGGATGGCGATCGGCGGTGGTGATGGCCTCCCGACTTTCAAGCGACTTCTTGAAGGAATCCTTCCAGTGGTTCAAGACCTTATCGGCGAGGTCAATAGGAACTTGCCCAAGATTCAGGAGTTCAGCCGGCAACTCGTAGAGAAGTTCCTTGCAAAGTTGCCAGGCTATGTAGCAACCGCCAAGCGTGAGTTGCCGATCCTCATTCAGCAGGCAAAGGACTTCATCGGTGGCGTCGCAGGGTTTGCAAAGGACATCGCCTCATTCCTCGGCCCTGATGGTCTTATCACCGCAGGCATTGCTGGCGTCGGCTTCAAGATGGGCGGCTTGGCTGGTGGGATCGGCGCAATCTTCGCCGAGCAGTTCATCAAGATGGGCATTGACCCAATCACGGCAACCATCACCGGCACCATTGGCGGCGCCATCACCGCAGGAGTAGTGCAGGGCTTTGGTAGCGCGGTCGCGCAGGCCGCTGTCAAGGCATTTCTCGGACTCTTCAAGAGCGTGCCTGTCTCGCCGAGTGTTCCTGTCGGCGGTGGCGCCGTGCCTGGCTCACTCTTTACAGGCGGCCTTGCAGCCGCTGGCATCGCAGTGAGCATTGTGGCTATCACGACCGCAGCAGCCGCAGCCCTAACCGACGCGATCACTGGAAGTGGAATGACAAACAAAGTAGGCGGCAACAATGTCATTGACATCTTCGGAACCACTGCCGCAACCCTGGCAGACAACAGCAAAGATCAGGGAAAAGTGCTGTCAGACCTTTTCACTTTTATCACCACTGGGCAACGGCCCGTTGCGATCAACAATGACCTCACGGTCAAACTTGATGGGCAAGTTGTGGCCACATCTATGAGCCGCTACCTAGCACTCACCACCAACGCAACAAACCCAATTCGCAACTCGGGTCGATAAGTGGCGACCGCTCCATATCAGCTCTGGATGGACTTGCCGCAGATTACTGCGCTAAGTCGCACCACAGGCACTGCGACGATTACGACCATCACTTCGCACGGTCTGACGACTGGAGCCTATGTCCAAATTGGCGATGACGATACCAGCACCTTCAACGCAGTCACGCAGGTCACGGTCACGAGTGGCACGACCTTCACCTACGCCGTCTCAGGGTCTGGCACAGCAGCCGTAGGCTCAGCCTTCTGCTCAGTTGATTTGCTGAACCCACTTTCCAACTATGCGTCCGGCACAGCTCGTCAGTACGCGATGACGGCAGACATCTCGCGCACCAACCTCGTGGCGAACGGTGATGGCTCAGGGGCAACGATGTCGCTGACCGTATTGCAGGAGCAGACGCCAAGCGTCGGGCCGTGGTTCAACCTCGTGCCTGACCAGACGCGCTTCCGCTTCGCCACCACCGACACCGGCAGCGCGCCAGGCACCGCTGATGTTCGCTTCCTCGGCACCCTCGCCTCAGTTAGTTCACGGCTCAACGGCTCTGGGCTTGGGCTTGAGGCTGATGTGACCCTTGCTGATGTGAACACGATGCTGGACCGCGTGATGGTCTACGGCAAGACTGGCTCTATCACCAATGTTGATAGCGCGAGCAGGTCTGGAGGAACGGCAACCATCAAGACGACGAGCAGCCACGGCTTCTCGGTTGGTCAGAAGGTGACGATTGCTGGAGTCTCAGGCGGTGGCACTGCATCGTTTAACACGGCGAGCGCAACGGTTGGAACGGTGTTTACCACTAAGAGCGGTGAAATCAACTCATTCAAGTATGCCAACGCGGGCGCCGACACTGTGGATGGAACTAACACGATGCGCTACACGGTCGCGCTAGACGGTAAGAGCAGAAGCACGCTCATCCTCACGGCACAGTCGCCAGACAATGCCTGGGTTGAGAGCAATCAGTTCATTTGGATTTTTGGCAGCACCATCTCTCTCTCTGGGTTCAGTGACCCAACTACCACCAAGTTGCTGCTTTATGGGGATAGCACCACTCTCGGCAAGCCGTTCACTGGAGCGAACGTCACCAAGATTAGTTCGACATCATTCAGGCTTGCACTAGAAGGGTCAATGCCAGGGACGGCAGGAGCGTTCACCGGCGCGGTACGCGTCCAGACCTCTGGTCGAGTCTGGGACGGAGCAAACACCAGCGGCCAGACCGCAGTCATCATTAAGGCTGGCGTGACGGAGACCAACGCGGCAAAGCAAGTCTTGTCGGTAGCGAACGGCTACCACGGCGCCGACTACCCGATGCGCCGACTCATTGACACTGGCAGTTCAACGCTGGTCAGCAGCGTCTCGGTAAACCGCAACTCGGAAGCCATCTACTTCCCGTCTTGCTCTCTGCGCTCTGCTCTTGATACCGTGATTGAGAACTGGATGGGGTACGACCTATTCACCCGCCGCTACTATGTGAACACCAACGGCAAGTTGGTCTACGAGGTCACCGATGTGGACCAGCAGCCGACCTACGCAACGGCTCCCTACAAGATCATCACCACCGGCGCTGGAGATCCGAACACCACCACGGCCGCTGCGACCATCGCGCCGTACAACCTCAGCGTCGCGTGGGACCACGACACCATCAAGCGGGCGCAGTTCAACACGCCAAGCGCAACGCAGTCAGGCGGTCAGGTCAGCGCAGTGATTGCCTACGGCAATCTCAAGACGATTGACGGCGCTGGCGACAAGGCAGACCGCTATCCAAACCGACCTGGAGCGCCAACGACAGAGACGCAGGTGGACTTCCCAACGGCGCAGTCTGCTTCGGCAGTGCAACAGGCTGCTGCTGCGTGGTTCAGGGAGCGCAAGGCTCCGATGCTCTCTGGCTACTTTGAGTTGCGCGGCGCGGGTACTGCGGCGCATAACACCAGCGGGTTCCTTGAAGGCTATGCCCAGACTGGCGCATCTACCTTCGCGCTGACCTCTTGGGCGCCAGGGCAGTGGGTAGACATCACAGCGGCAGGTCTCGGTCTCTCTGGCAAGTATCGCGTTGAAGAAGTCAGCCTCTCGTTCGAGCCTGGCTCGTATACTCAAATCATCGGCGTCACCTTCAACCGCAAGAGCGCCACTGACTTGGCGGCAATCATCGCCGCACAGAAAGGCTGACGATGACCTTCGGCAGTAATCGTGGGATGGTGGCGCAGAACCAATCGGCAGTGACCGACGAGCAGGGCAATGCCATCGTCAATGCTGGCAACAGCTTCGGGGACTCGCCAGCCGGCAACGCGCTCCTCACGCAGTCGCTCTTTGGCTTGCCGAACGGAACGCTCTCGCTGACTCCTCCTGATGTCTACTCAGCAATCAGCAACGACAACCAAGTTCCGTATTGGCAGTTCTCCGACTACTCGAATGGCGTGATGGCTGGCTCTGCAATCTACGACGCAACCGCGCAGACCTGGGGCGTCATCATCAACCCAGGCACGGCTGCGAGCGGGGACTACTGCACCTTCACGACGCGCTCCTACCTTGTGAACGATGACAACCTCGGACTGCGCCAGAAGGCGACAACGGTCATCACAAAGGGCGGCACGGCAGCGGCTGGAACCGCGTGGAACCTGACGCTCTCAGCGACCTACTACGACGCCACCAACACAGCCGTCTCCACGGCCATCATCGGCACGGTCTACGACGCCAACACCTGGACAAGCATCAGCGGCTTCACAGTCTCAGGCGGCTCGGCGGTCACAGCATCTGCTCGATATGTGGACCTGCAATACAAACTCACGGCGAGTGCAGCCATTACCGGCTCTGCCACCGTCACCATCAAGTCGCTCTTCCTTGCGACCAAGATTGGTGCCAACGCTTCGTTCAATGTGGCTGATGTCTACACGGCAAACGGCACTTGGACGCGCCCCACTGGAGTGGACTATGTGACCGTTGTCGCCATCGGCGGCGGCGGCGGTGGTGGTTCTGGTCCTCTGGTCTGGTACAGCGCAGGAGTGCCATCGGCTGGAACTGCGCGCTTCCTGAGTGGCGCTTCAGGCGGAGGTGGAAGCCGCGTGGCGTACCTTCCAAACTTCTATGTAGGTGACCAGACTTCAGTTGCGATTGGCATTGGCGCTGGCGGCTCAGGAGGAACTGCGAATACACGCACAAGCGGCTCGGCAAATACTAGCGGCGTAAACGGCTCTGCAGGCGGCGCAACTACCTTTGGCTCATACCTGAGCGTGAGTGGGGGCGGCGGCGGGATTGGCGGGGCCATCGGCACTGCCCTAGCAGCAGGACCTGCTGGCGGCACTGCGGCTGGCGCAACGACCACAACCATCTTCGGTGCAAGTGATTCTGCTGGCGGAGTTGGCGCTGTTGGTGGCTCCGCAGCAAACAGCACCACTGTTGGCGCAGGGCAGACCGCTGGCACATCATCCATCAACGGCATCACCTTGCTGCCGTTTGTCTCATCCGCATACCTTGCTGCTGGTACCGCTGGAGCTGCTGGTACAACAACTGTCGCTGGCACTGGCACGGTGCAGACTGGTAACGGTACGGCTGGGGCTGGTGGCGGGTCTGGCTATATCTCTGGCGGAGGCGCCGCTGGAGGGTGCAGCGTCACCTTCACCGCAACCCCAACCGTCAATGTGTCTAACGCTTCTGCTGGTGCTTCAGGCGGAGCAGGCGGCGGCGGCGCAACGCGAGGAGTTGCGTACCCTCGCTCATCTGTTGGAACGGTGACCGTAACTCTTACTGGCGGAGCAGGTGGCAACGCCTCTCTCTACAGCGGCGCTGGTGGTGGCGCTGGCGGCGGCGTTGAGTTCCAGTCTGAGACCGTCTCAATCACTGCCTTCCCTGGAACCGCGACAAGTGGCGCTGGCGGGCAAGGTGGCGGCGGTATCGTGATTGTGGGCTATACCGCGTGACCCGCTACGCCTTCACCAACGCTGATGGCATTGTGGTCAATGTCATCACAGGCGCGCTCACTGCTGCACAGCAGGAGCAGTTCCTGCGTGACTACGCCATCCTCTTTGGCGCGACGGCCATCGTTGCAGTGGATGACGCACAGCCTGTCTGGATTGGTGGCTCGTATACTGACGGTGTATTCGCCACGCCAACTGAGCCAGAGCCTCTGCCAGAGCCTCTGCCTGAAGTAGTCACGGAGACCATCTGATGACCGCGAACCAAAGTCAGGAGATCCTCAAGCGACTTGAGCGCATCGAGCAGGACCTCGGCGTGATCAAGACTGAACTGGCTGAGACTCGTGGCGCCTTCAGGCTTGCCAAGTTCGTCATCGCGCTGCTCGGCATCTCTGGGCTTGGCGGCGTCATCGCCTACCTTCAGGGTCAGGGCAAGTGAGCCTGATCGTCCGCTCGCAGCTCGGACTCGCTGAGCGCCTTGGCGTCAAAGCGATGGACGACTGCGGACCAGCAAGCCTCGCCACCTGCGCGACCTTCCTCGGACTGCCGACCACCACGAAGCAAGCACACGCAGCCTGCGCTCAAGCTGGGCGCGTAGACACGCCGACCGGCGCAGAGGGGACCAGCGCAAAGGAACTGGCAAAGGCTGGGCAGATCCTCGGCGTTCACTCGCGCGTGGGGTATGACTGGAGCGAGGTCAGCAACCAAGTCAAGGGCGGCGCGGCGATGATCCTCAACATCCAAGCCAGCCAGAAGGTCGTGCCTGAACACCTTCGCTCCAAGTGGCAGCGCGACTACTGGAAGAAGCAGCCGCTCGCAACCTACGGCCACTACATCGTGCTGGTCTGGGAGAACGACGGCTGGGTCTATGCTTGTCCGACGATGCAGGAAGGGAAGCCTGGAAGGGCAGTCACTGCTGCTGAAGTCAAGACCCTCCGAGACTCGAAGGGCGAGGCTGGGTTCCCGACCCCGCCTGCGATGATCCTGATCCACAGAAAGTAGGAGACCAATGGACCCAATCGTGAACGACCTCTTGAACGCACTGATCGTAGGACTCGTGCCGGTGGCTATCGGCGCGCTCGGCTACCTTGCCAACGAAGTCATCAAGTTGATCCAGGCGAATGTCAGCCGCGAGCAGTACGCGATGCTGGAGAAGATCGCCGCTGCAACCGTGGCAAGCATCAACCAGACGCTGGCATCAAAGGCTGGCGAAGAGAAGAAGGCAGCCGCTCTCGCGCTCGTTCGCTCTGAGTGCGCCAAGCGTGGCATCAAGCTGGACGAAGAGGCCATCGGCAACGCCGTAGAAGCCGCCGTCTACCGCGCCAAGCTGGGGGCTTGACAGGAGCCTGAGCAGGATTCAGTCTCGTGGCGTGGTGTGTAGCTGCGCCACTGTAGGGGAGGACAAATGGCAGACGCACTTGATCAGTTCAGAGAGCTGCAAAAGATCACGAAGGGACCGCTCTGCAAGTATCAGACGCTGACCCTCAACGAGGCTGATTCTCAGGCTCTGAATGAGGCTCTGAAGTCAGCCTCGATTACCAACAAGACCATCCAGAAGTGGCTTGAGGCACGCAACGAGGTCTGGGTCTACTTCAACATCGCACGCCACCGGCGCGGGGATTGCAGGTGCGCCAATGTCTGAGCAGTTGGACGAGATGCTGGCGATCCAGAACGAACTGGAGCAAGCCAAGAAGCCACGCAGAGAACACGCTGAAGGCTGGGAGCCTGGCGTTGCGTGGAATGGCAAAGAGGGCATCCTCACCACGAGCGTAACCCCTGGCGAGAACGCGCCGAACTGGGACACCGTTCTCAGAGTCTGGGGACTTGACCCTGAGATGTTTGAGGTCGTGGAGCCAGTCCTGATGAATGTCTGGGGCGACCCGCTTGGGACGCTGAACCGGCAATGGAAGGGCAAGGTCATCCAGAAGCGCGTCGCCGTGGACAGCGATATGGAGACGCTCATCAGCCAGATCAAGAAGTTCAAGCCACGCCAGCCCATCGTCAAGGTGGGCGGCTCGGCGATGGTGGTCGCACTCTCAGACTTCCAGATGGGCAAAGGCGAAGGTGGCGGCTCGGCTGGCATCGTCTCGCGCTTCCTTGCTGGCATCACTGAGGTGGAGCATCGCTGGAAGGAACTCATCAAGACAGGACGGCCGCTGGACAAGATGGTGGTCGTCGGACTTGGCGACTTGGTGGAGTCCTGCTCAGGTCACTACGCGATGCAAGCGTTCCAGGCTGACTTAGATCGAAGAGAGCAGGTCACTGTCTTGCGCCGCATCTTGGTGAAGGCGTTGATGCACTGGGCGACCTTCGCGCCGCAGATCATCGTCGCGGCTGTGCCGGGGAATCACGGCGAGAACCGCGCGAACGGCAAGGCGTACACGACCTTCGGCGACAATGACGATGTTGCGGTGATGGAGCAAGTGGGCGAGATTATGCGCGCCAACCCTGCCTATGACCACATCAAGTTCGTGTTCCCAAAGAACGAGCTGACGCTGACGCTAGATGTCCACGGCACCATCCTCGGACTGGCGCACGGCCATCAAGTCAAGGGTTCGGCTGAGTCGTGGTGGGGCAAGCAGGCGTTCGGGATGCAGCCAATCGGTGACGCTGACATCCTGCTCACTGGTCACTACCACCACCTTGCAGTCAAGCAGTCAGGACAGCGCACGCACTTCCAAGCGCCTGCGCTCGATGGTGGCTCGCAGTGGTTCACGGAGCAGGCTGGCGTCGTGGCTCCTGCTGGGCTGCTCACCTTC